CTGGTCGCCGCGGTCATGGCATCCAACCCTGCGCCGGCCGCCGCAGCAGCCGCAGCCGTAACCAACGCGATCGCAGGCGCAGACCTCGTCACCGGGACCGACCCGCGGCTGGCCCGCACGGTCAAGGCCGACGACTACGCCATCCCGTTCGCCGACGCCGGCGGTCGTGTGTCCGGTGGCGTCCGGGCTGACGGGGCGTTCGGGTTTGAGCGTGAGCCCGTCGTCAAGGGAGTCCAGGATGTGACGCTGAAGCAGATCACGGCACCTGGCTGGACGCACGTCATGGCCGACGCCGGCGGCCGCGTCGGGCTCGGCGTCGGCACCGATGGGGTGACACGCATCAGCAAGCTGGAGGTCCTCAACGAAACCTCCAGCCGCACCCGGGTGACGGCCATCGGGGATTCCCTCACGGCAACGCCCGTCGGAGACTCCTACCCGGACCGCCTCGCAGCGCTCCTGCCGGGCGTGACAGTGACCAACCGCGGCGCCAGCGGCAACACCGTGGACGAGCTGCGCCTCCGGCTGAACGCCCTCGACCTGTACGTCACGGTCGCCGGCGGGACCATCCCGGCCACGGTCACCCCGGTGTCGCTCACGACCGGGCAGGTCGTGGGCTGGTACACGAACAGCGCCCGGCAGCACAACGGCTACATCGCAGGAGTGCAAGGCGTCATCGATGTCAGCACCACCGGGGCCCTCACCTTCACCCGAAGCGAGGCGGGGGCGGTGACCGCGGCACCGGGAGTGCAGAAGTTCACCTCATGGTGGCCCGACCACTCCAGTGACACCCTCATCGTCTACCTCGGCGCGAACGACATCACCGCCAACGTCAAGGGCATGGAAGCGACCGTCGCAGACCACGTTGTGGCGTCTACCGTCGCCATCGTGGAGTGGGCGCGGCCCCGCCGGAAGCAGGTGCTGCTGATGGGGACGATCACCCGCACGGACGAGCCCCGCGGCTCGGCCGGCTACAACACCACTGTCGAGATCAACACCCGGCTCGCTGCCCTCTACCCAGGCCGGTTCCTCGACATCCGCCGCTACCTGATCGACCAGGCGATCTACGACGCCGGGATAACTCCCACGGCTGATGACCTGGCGCACATGGCCGACGACACGCTGCCGCCGTCCATCATGCTCGACGCCAGGCACTACACAGGCCCGATCGCCCGCCTGATCGCGGAAAAGAAAGTCGCCCCGTTCCTCACACAGAAAGGCTGGGTCTAGACATGCCAGCACGCGCCATCGTCGCACCGATCAACTTCACCGACGTCTCCGGTCTGCCCGTGATCAACGTCAACCCCAACCCGCTCATCCCGGGTGCCTCCTACGAGTGGCGGGCGGAAGAGCTGCCGCTGGGGCTGATCTACAAATGGCAGGACCGGATCACCGGGGCAGCAATGCAAGCCGCGGGAGCAGACACCGGCTCGCAGCGCCCGGAAGTTGTCGACCTCGCCAACGCCGTCCGCGTCGTCCGCTTCGACGGCTCCAACGACCGGATGTTCGCCACCCTGAACATGGCCACGCCCAAGACGGTAATCGTCGTCGGCAGGCTCCGCACCAACGCAGCCATCGGCAAGTGGCTGGTCAACTCCGGCCAGTCCGGCACCCAATACCTCCACATCGGCACGGACAGCATCGGCGGGGCATGGTCCTCGAACGCCGGATCGAGCCTCACCCAGCCAGGCGCCGTCGACACGAACATGCACGCCTTCATCACCGTGTTCAACGGCGCCTCGTCCGTGGTGAGCATGGGCGGCGTCGAAGCCACCGGAACCACCGGCACCAACGTCCCCACCCAGCTCCAGCTCGGCGCCTCCTCCAGCGCCTACGCGGACACGGACATCGCGTTCCTCGCAGTCCTGCCATTCGCCGCCACCGCCGCCCAGCGCGCCAGCATCGCCGCGGCCCTCACCGCGCAGTACAAACTCTGATGCGGGGGGCTAACGCGCTAAGCGCGGTTCATCAGCTTTGGCTCCGCATCCAGGAGCCCCGCAAGCAGTCGGTCGCGTACTTCTTCATTTACGCGCTGACCACCACTCTCGGCGCCGCGATCCTCGCGGACCCGCCGCGGAGCCTGCAGGGAACGATCGGGCAGGTCCTTGTGATGGTCTGGGCGGCGATGCTCGTGGTCGGCGGCGGCACCGGCCTCCTGACCGTCCTGCAAGGCTGGTGGTGGCTGGAGAGGGCAGGGACAGCACTGTGCGGCTTCGCGATGCTGGTGTGCGGCGTAGCGATCTGGGCACTTCCCGTAACCCAGCTCAGCATGCGCCTCGTCACCCTCTGCCTCATGATGCTCGGCTTCATGCTCTTCCTCGTCCGCATCCTCAAGACCCGCCACTATTCCTACGACCCCGAAAAGTAGGCCGGCATGGACTCCACCCAGCAGCTATGGGCCGCGGTCCTGAGTTCAGCAGGATTCTTCACGTTCCTCGGCATCGTGGCAACCGGCATCGGCAAGCACATCACCGGCACCGCCGGCCGGGAACGCATCCGCAACATGGGCATGAAGGAACAGCGGAACGAGGCCTGGGCAGAGGCCGCCAAATCTGACATCCGCGCCGACCGCGAGGCGCACAACCGGCGACTCACGGAGGAGTACGCCTCAGGCCTCCGACGTGACTTGCTCGAGCTCGGCGTTCCCGAGGACAAGCTTCGCGAGTGGCCCACCCTCAAGAAACCCCCACCCGAGAAGGACACTCCATGATCGACATCGGAACCGCCCTAAGCAACTGGATGCCGCAGGTCCAGGGCCGCTACATCAATGAGGACTGGAACCCGGATAACCAAGGCTTCGGCGCCCAGTGCTGGGACATCCCGGCGAACTGGTCCCGCTACCTCGGCCTGCCCAAGATCAGCACGGGCGGCGAGGGCCGCTGGCCGGGCTGGGCCGGGAACATGGCAGACGCCTTCCCGCAGTCGCCGGAGATCGCCGCGGCGTACGAGCTTCTACCGCCGTCCGCGACAGCGCAGGGCGGGGACATCCTCGTGTGGGACGACAGCTACAGCGTGTGGTTCCCGAAGACCCACACCGCCGTCGCCGTCCGGGACCTCGGACCGCAGCTGCTGTGCATCAGCCAGAACAGCACGCCGTCCCGGCCGGACAACCCATACCCGCAGTGGACCACCGGCCCCACCACCATCCAGCACCTGCCCCGCCGCGGCCTGCTGGGCATCATCCGGCCCCGCACCGGCACCATCACCGTGCAGAGCACCACCGAACAAGGAGACATCTTCATGGCACTCTCAGACAAAGAACAGAAGCGGATCCTCGACGCCGCGGACCGGATCAACGGGCGCGTGCATGACGTCGACGTGCTCAACGCCGCCGACGGCGCCTACATGAACAACACCCGCGACGCCCAGTTCGCCGCGATCATGGACGCCCTTGGGAAGACCCTGAACAAAGACGACGGCGGCTACATCGTGAAGCTCGTCCAAGCCATCAAGCCTGGCGCCACGGACGCCGCGGCTGTGGCGGACGCGCTGGCCGGCATCATCCCCGCCAGCATCGCAAACGAAGTCGCCGACGAACTCGCGAAAAGGCTGGTGAAGTGATGCTCCTGACCTCAATCCTCCGGACCCTGGTCCCGTCGCTGTGGGGCAGCTTCATCACCTGGCTGATCCTGCTCCTGCCCGCACTGGCACCGCTTCAAGAGCAGCTCCTGGGACTGGCCAACGTTCTGCTACCCATCATCACCGCGGTCATCGTCGCCGCCTGGTACGCGTTCTGGCGATGGCTGGAACCAAGGCTCCCTGACTGGGTGACGCGTGCTGTCCTCGGATCCTCTAAGACGCCCGTATACCCCGGTCGGCACGCAGGAGGCAGCCAGGTCCCGAACATCAATCCTGAGCTGCACCCGGCAGCCGACACTGGCGAACAATCACGCGAGTAAGCAAATGCGCCCGTCCACTTCGGTGGGCGGGCGCTTTTCTATTTTTGAACGCTGGTAGCCATCTTGGACAACACGTGGACCACCTTGGCTATCCCCAAGGGATTTGTGGGGTGTTCGATGTGAAATCTGTCTCCGACTTGGCTGGCCCCTATCTTGATCAGACGGTCGTACACGGACAAGCTTCGAGCGTGAAAGCGCGCCATGTATGTGGCCATGGTGGTTCGGGCGTGGCCAATCGACCGACGCGACTCGTCCTCGAAGTCACGCGTGAAGTCATGATCTGGCTCATCGTGTTTCCGCTCGCCCAGCCACGTCAGGATTTCCGCACTCAGCGTTTGAGCTTCAGAAACAAGCTTGGCGCGCCCCGGCACTCTCCCAGGCAGGGGCAAAGCAAAGGCGGCGGCCAGCACCAAATACGCTCCAAGGGCGAAGACTAAGGCGATCACCCACAGGGGTGGCGGCGGAGTTAACATGAGGGAAACAACGGCCCCGATCAATATGCCGCCCAGGCCCGAGTACAACTGCCCCAATCGTTCATCCATCGGGCCAGCATAGTAGGTTAGCCAAGACATATCGGTCCAGAGCAAAGGATGGTGGTGTGGTGGCATCATTCACGCTCGACGGGGAAACGTACGAGTATCTCCGGCCGGACCCCGGGCACCTTCCGGAGGAAACGCGCTCGTGGGAGTACGGGGCATACCCGAAGGTCATGGCGAGTGTCCCGCTGGCCGGCGGCCGCACGGTGGACGTGTATGCGGTGGCCGAACGCTGGAACCCCTCTCACGTCCTCGTCGCCTGGGCCGACGACGCCGGCCACAAGCACTGGGCATGGGTGCCCGCCGGAAACCTCCGGCGCGTTACTGACTCCGAATGGGACATCGAGGAATACAGGCGCTCTCCCGAAAAACTACGCCCGATACGCTGGGGCAACCGGCTCCCTGGATTCCTGCCGGCCTGAACGCCAGGGAGGTTTCAGGGAGAGTCAGCTCCCGCAGGCGATTTGAGCGGACTGTAACATTACACGTCTCTACGGAATACTGCCCAAGAACTCTGCGGAACTCGACACGCCCGGAAGGTACGCAAAAACCCCGCCAATCCGGGAATTATCCGGACTCGCGGGGCTGCGTAACTTGGTGGGTCCTACCGGGATCGAACCGATGACATCCACGGTGTAAACGTGGGAGTATCCCGCTAGATCACGCGGACTTTCTGGGGTCCAGGGAGGTTTCAGGGAGAGTCAGGGTGGTGTGGGCGAGGATCAGGGAGTCCATGCGTGCGGCCACGTCCGACAGTTCCTGATCGAAAAGGCCCGCGTACACGTCGAGGGTGATCTTCGCGGAGGCGTGCCCGAGCATCCGCTGGACCGACTTCACCGAGGCGCCGGAGTGGATCGCCAGGGACGCGGCGGTGTGCCGGAGGTCGTGGACCCACAGCTCGGCCGGGAGCCCCGCAACGGTCACTGCGGGATCGTAGTCGCGGCGCTTGAAGTTGTTCGACCGCATCACCTTCCCCCGCGGCGTCGGGAACACCAGATCATCCCGGGCCTTCCCCTGCAGCCGGGCGCCGAGGCGTTCGGCGATAAAGGCGGTCAGTGGCACGTCGCGTTCCTTCCCGCCCTTCGGCGGGCCGATGAGCATCCGGCCTTCGACGTCGGTGATGGACCGTGCGACGTGGAGGCGCTGCCGGCGGAGGTGGATGTCCTTTGTGCGGAGCTCGGCAGCCTCCCCGAAGCGGAGGCCGGTGGTCGCGAGGAACCAGATGAGGTCGCGGTAGTGGGGTTTGATGGCGCCGGCCAGTGCCTCCACTTCGGCGATGGTGAGGTAGATGTGCTCCCGTTTGATCCCGGTGGGCAGGTTGACGCCCTTGGCCGGGGTCGCGGTGAGGCGTCCTTCTTCTACGCACCAGTTAAGGAAGGACCGGAACCGGCCGTAGATGGTGTCGACGGTCCGGGCGGCTTTCGCCATCCCGGACACCCAGGCTTGGACGTCGGCGCGGCGGATGTCGGCAAGGATCCAGTGGCCCCAGTAGGGGCGGATGGTGGCGCGGACGTCGGACTTGGTTGCGGCGAGCGTGGAGGGCTGGAGTTGGACTTGGGTGGTGACCCACTCCTCGAGGAGATCCCGCACGAACACTCGGCCCCGGTCCTGGCTGACGTAGGTCCCGGCCCGCTGGTTGTGCTCCACGTACGCGAGGTGTGCCTTCGCGGCGTCCTTCACTTCGAAGGACCGCTTCCGCTCTCCCCCGCCCTCGGTCCAGACAGCGCGCCACCGCTTGCCTTTCCCATACTCGGGGGTGCGGGTCCGGTCCTTCCTCAGCCACCGGTCTTCGACGCGCATTAGCGCAGCTCGTGTCCGATGAGGCGCTGCATGATGAGCCATTCCTCGACGTTGAGGTCGGCGAGGTAGTGCAGGACGTCGCTGCGGGTGACGTTGAGCGCCATGGCGATCTTGTGGGTGCAGGACTCTTCGCGTGCGGCGTTGAGAAGGGCCCGCGGGGTGATGAGGCGCCGTGCTGCCCACCGTCCCGCCTGGTCGCACCGGTCCGGGCAGGCCGTGCCGTAGTAGGCGTGACCGCGGGCGTGCATTGCGGCGGAACGGTCGGGTGACGTGACGGTCAGGATGGCCGTGGACTTCTCTTTCAACATCTGTTAGTGCCCCAAGTCTAAAGTGCCACCACTGTGGCGACGGGATCAAGCTAACACAGTTCCGCAGTGTTCCTAGATTGTCAGAGGTATGTGCTCCATGTGTGAAGGGTGCTGCCGCCCTTATGATTCCCCGAGAAACCTGTTTTTATAGTTACGGAATCGATATGAAATTTCCGCTAGGAGTTCTTCGTCGGTGAGTTGACTTGCCCTTGTTACGGGCTGTTCCGCTGACCCGCTTTCTTCCTTGTCTAGATCCTGCCAGGACGCCTCTGTCCCGCCCTCCTCCATGGAAGCTAGAGTGACTGATTCCTTAGGGGTGTCAGCTGCGTTGTCGAGCACTTCCTGAATGGACCCGGCCCGCCATCCAAGGGCCTTTTCTACCTTGCGCTGGTTGGTTTCCCAAGCCACGCGGGTACCCGATTCCATCGTCGCGAGCGTCTTCGTATCCACCCCTGCAAGCTTGGCGAAGGGTAGCTGTCGGAGGTCGCGTGCAAGGCGGCCTTCTTTGATGAGCCGGCCGATGGTTTCGAGTGCTTCTTGTTCATTCACAAGCACATCGTGTCTTACGGAAGTTCGCCAAACAAGTGGCGCTTTTCGCGGAACAGTACCCGCATGTGGGGAACTAACGATCTATTCGAACACATATTCGAAAATTACAGACTTGTAGTTCGGATGCGGTTTTCGTAGTGTTCCGGCGTGTTCCTTGCTGAGTTCCCTATTGTTCCGTATAGTTCTCGGCATGACCACTCCAAAGAAGCCGCGGCGGTACATCCCGCGCACACACAGTGACACCAATCCCGCGAAGACCGGCCGGATCATCCGGCAGCTGCGGATCAACAAGGCCATGACGCAGGAAGAGATCGCGACGGCCGCCGGCTATAAGCACGCGCACAGCATCTCCCGGATCGAGTCGGGCTCCATGCCAATCCCGGACGCGAAGCTGCTCAAGGTGGCCCGGTACCTGGCGATTGATCCGGACAAGATCCGCAAGCCCGCCGTGAAGGTCGCCCGATGAGCGCCGCCGTGATCGCTTTCAAGGCTGCGGATGCGACCACCGTAAGCAAGTACATGGCAGACCGTACAGCCGCACATGATGCGTGGTGGTCCACTGTCCAGGCCTTCGGAAAGAAGATCGGTCACCCGCGCCTGTCGATCCGGAACGGCATGTTCGGAGCGCATGTCCTGGGCTATGCCATGGAGGACGGCGAAACCCCGGACGCCGGGTGGAGGGTCCACAAGGACTACGGCATCTGCGTGCCGAACAAGCGGTCCAAGCTGGGCAAGGAGCTCGAGGCGGAACTGGATGGCTTGACGTGGCGACCGCCGTCCACCTTCGGCGTCAAGGATCATCTGCACGCCCCCTCCGAGCAGGGCGGATTCTCCACCTACCTGCTTTCACCGTCGATCCAGCAAGGCAACACCGGCGACTGGTTCCTCTCGTTCTCGCGGGTTCCCTTCGAGGATGAGCTGCACAAGATCGATGCGGCCATTTGGCAGCCGGCCAAGCTGTCCGAGTACTACGCCGCCACTGAGGTCTCCGGTGAGTGAGCCGCAGCGGCGCGCTACCCGCCGGAACATGTCCACCCAGCCCATCCAAGGCCGCCCCACCCGAGGGCAAAACATCAACCACTCCCCCATCACCGACGAAGAGCTCGCCGACATCATCGCCCAGGCACGCGCACAGCGCGCCGAAGAAGACATCCGCGAATACGCAGAACGGAAAGCATCATGACCGACGCGAACACGATCACGACGATCGACCAGATGGCAGATCTCCCGGCAGGGCAGTGGGCATTGACTGACGATGGCAAGGCGCTCTGCCTTTACGACACGCATATGGGATTCCCCCAGCGGATGTGGGGCAGCAAGCTTGACTACGGAACCAAGGGAGCCGTCTACAGCTTCACGTCACTGGAGGGCGCGCCACTGCCCCTACACCTCGCCGACGTCCAGGCTGACGGATGCCTTCACCGCCGCACCAACGAGTGCGGGCAGTGCCTGTTCTGCGGGAAGCCCGAGATCGTCCCGGGTCAGCCCCTATATCTGGCCGACGACGGCGATCTGTTCCGCGCCGTCGCTGAGCACAACTCTAAGATCAAGGCGGCGACGGCATGAGGGCCGCGGTGCTGGATGACCTGGACTGGATGGCTGACGCCCACGAGGTGCTGGTCAAGGTGGCCGCCGAGGGGAAGCCGTTCGATGCGTATGCGCTCACGGAGAAGGCCGAGCTGCGCGACCCGCCGTCGCCGGCCATGTGGGGAAAGCTGTTCCGTCAGGCCAACGATGCGGGCGTGATCAAGGTCGTCGGGTTCCACAGGTCCCGCCGCCCGGGCCGCAGTGGCGGCGCGTGCCGTGTCTGGCAGGTGGCGGCATGAGGCGCCGGCCGGTCCGGGTCTTCCAGTGCAAGGACGACTGCTGCCTCGTTCGCGTCCCGTCGAAGCGGTTCTGGTACGTCCGCACCCCTTCCACCACGGCGACGTGGACGACGTTCGAGGACGCCATCCGTGACGCCGCCGAGTTCGCCCTATCAATCCCCCAGGAGGTAACAGCGTGAGCGCTGACGCGAAGGTCTCCGAGGTCGCCGAGCACCTCGGCCTGCACCCGGAAACGGTCCGGACCATGACTCGCGGCGGGGACTTCCCTAACGCGTACAAGACCGGGCGCGGGAACCAGTCGAACCACATCCGGATCCCCTGGGCCGATGTTGAGGACTACCGGAAGAAGCAGCCGAGGGCCTCACGATGAGCCCCGTACGTGTCCAGCGGAAGCGGACCAAGGGTTGGAGGATGCCGGAAGGTGTCGTCTACGTCGGCCGCGGCTCGAAGTGGGGCAATGCGTTCATCGTGGGCCAGGCGCAGCTGCGCTTTCCCCGCGTGGACGGCACGGAGGCCTGGCAGTTCGAAGGCCGCTTACACAAGACATCCGGCCAGAAGCACACGTTCAGCCACTCCGATTACACGGTGAACGACCACGGGGACAAGCTCTACCGGATCACATGGCATGACGTGAGGGACGCGACCCGCGAAGAGTGTGTAGCGCTTTTCCGTGAGGAAATGACCGGCGAACTGGACATGCTCGAGTACCGCTACAGGTCGCGTGTCGAGCAGATCCGTGCAGAGCTTGCCGGCAAGGACCTCGCCTGCTGGTGCCCACTCGACAAGCCCTGCCACGCCGACGTCCTTCTCGAACTCGCCAACCGGGACCAGCCATGACCCCCGAGGATGAGCTGCACGCGGCGGTCCGCCAGTCGATCAACGACTCCGAGGTCGCGGCCTCGAACCCGGACGACCTCCTCACCCTGCAGGCCAGGGCAGCGGTCGGCGCAGTGCTCCGGCTGGGCTGGGTCAAGGCTGCCGGGTGGGAGTACGCGGTGATGGATGGGGACGTGACGGCGGAGATCGGTTTCAATACGGAGGGCCAGGCGCTGGCGTGGGTCGAGGCGAACCCGGGCCAGTACATCGTGGAGCGCCGGCCGGTGGGTGTGTGGGAGCGCCTACAGTGAGGAACTTCCGCACCATTCGACGACTCGCCTATATTTTTTTGCCCTTTTCCTCCGCAAATGTATGGAACACTACGGAACATGGTGTAAGTTTGAAGAACAGAAACAAAGAGGCCCAGGAGCGGTAACTCCCGGACCTCAACCACCACAACCGATCTAAGGAAATTGTGATGACACTCCTGAATCCTACCCGGACGCCCTACCTGTTCGACAAGGACCTTGCGGTCCACATCGTCTTCGCCGAGGTCAAGCACTTCGCCGCCGAAGCCAGCATCCACGGCCCCTCCGAAGAAGAACTGCAGACCCTCACCCGGCGCCTCGCCTTCCTCATCGACACGGACCTCAACTGGTGCGAGGTCGACGGGCTCGTCTCCTACGCTAAGGAACTCCGCCAGGTCGAGAACGGCACCCACGACGCCCTCCACATCAACGCCGCCGGCACCGTCGATGACTCCGACCACGTCCGCGGCTCGATCCTGATCACCATGTTCTGGGAGATCGGTCTGATCCTCGGCACGGTCAAGGCCCGTTGGGAGCTGGCGGCGTGACCGGCGCCCAGTATGCGCTCCGGTCCTGCGCCCGGTTCGCCGCTCTCACCGTGGCGATGGCCGCTGTTTACGTCCTGGCCCACGTCGTGGCCACCGTCCCGTTGCTGGTGATGGGGCTGTGACGGCCTGCTACTGCGGCGGCCACTACCGCTGCGAGATCTGCCGCCGAGACGTGTGCTTCTGCCCCGGCCATGAAGACCCCACCCCGGACACCCAGGAGGCCGTGACCTCCGGATACGTAAATCCATCCCAAGCCCGCATCGAAGCGTGGCAGACCAAGCAGGAGCTGACCCGATGAGCACCACATTCCGCGAACCGACCGGCAAGCCCACATGGCCGATCCTCCTCATCGCTGGCGGCGAGAAGGCAGGCAAGTCCTACGCATCCGCCAAGGCCTCCGCCTCCGACCTCATCGGCCAGACCTACTGGATCGGTGTCGGCGAGGACGACCCGGACGAGTACGGCGCGATCCCCGGCGCCCGTTTCCGGATCGCCAAGCACAGTGGCACCCACCAGTCCATCCTCGAAGCGCTGCGGGACGCATCCAAGCAGCCCCGCATCGATGGCAAGCCGAACCTCCTGGTCGTCGACTCCGGAACCCGCGTCTGGGAAATGCTCTCTGATGAGGCCCAGGAGCGGGCGAACATGCGGGCCAAGAAGGCGGCCGAGAAGTTCAAGCGCGACTTCGATCCCGAGGCTGAGGCGACCATCGGGCCGGACCTTTGGAACCGGGCCACCGGCCGCTGGCAGGACGTCATGGAGATCCTCCGGAACCACGACGGCCCGTCCATCATCACGGCCCGCCTGGACATCGTGACAATCATGGACGCCAAGGGTCAGCCGACCAAGGACAAGACGTCGAAGGTCAAAGCCCAGAAGTCTCTCCCGTTCGATGTAGGGGGCATCGTCGAAATGCCGGAGCGCGGCAAGGCGTACATCAGCGGCATCCGATCCTTGAAGCTCGACCTCCCCGTTGGTGAGAAGCAGCAGGTCCGGGACTTCTCGGTGGACTGGCTGTGGCGCCAGCTCGGTCTGGACGTCGAGGGCGCAACGTCTCCGCGTCAGCACTCCGGAGCCGACGGCCAGGCATCGGCCGCCGTCCCGGACGAAGCACCCGCCCAGCGCCCGCAGGCGAACCCGAACGAGGACGCCGGAGCATCGGCACTGCATGCCCGGCAGGCAGCTGCCCGCGCCGCCGCCCCCGTCTGGGGTCCGGAGCAGGCCGAACAGCTGGAGATCCGGATCTACGAAGCCAAAGGCAACGTCGACATCCTCCGTTCCCTGTGGAAGTCCGCGCAGGGCATGGGTGCCCCGAAGGAAGTCCTCGACCGCATCGCCAACATCAACAAACCCCAGACCGCAGAGCAGACCACGGAAACGAAGGAGCAGGCAGCATGAGCGCCCAGACCGAAGAACAGACCGACGAGATCGTCCAGGTCGACATTAAGGCCGAGAACCTCCGGTTCGTCTTCAAGAAGACCATCGTCGACGCCCTCTCTGCGGAGATCAAGAAGGACCGCGAGGATCACATCAAACCGCTGCTCGAGGAGTGGCGCCGTTCCGGGAACAAGTCGTTCTCCGTGACCCTCCCGGACGGGACGAAGATCGGCCAGGTCACCCTGACCGAGGGCAAGGATGCGACGGTCATCGCGGACGACACGGCGTTCTTCCTGTGGATGAAGGCGAACCACCCGGAGGAGATCGAAACGGTCATCGTCCCGGAGAAGGTCATCCCGGCCACCTCGTACGAGCAGGTCAAGCCGGCGGCCCTGAACAGGCTGCTCGAGGAGGAGTTCGCGATGGAGGACGGGATGGTGATCACGAAGGAAGGCGAGCCTGTCCCCGGTGTGGAGTACCTGAAGGCCCCGGAGCCGTCCCAGTTCTCCGTTACGTACGCGGGGACGAAGGCCGTCGACAAGGACCGCACGAAGCAGAAGCTGTTCGAGGCGTACCGCCGCGGCGAGCTGGCACACCTGAACCTCGGCTCCGCACTCCCCCAGATCGAGGCCTGATGAGCACGCCCACGACAAACGACGTCATCCTGACCCTCGCCCAGCTGGGCCGGGATCTGGACAACAAGCAGGACGAGATCGCCCGCCTGGACGAAGAAGCCGTCCGGGCCCGGTCCCGGTTTGAGGTGTCATTTGCGCGGGCATTCATCCAGGCTGCCGGCGCCGAGGGTCTGCGGAAGCAGACCGCGGTGCTGGAGACCGAGGCCGCGAAGCTGGACGCGGAGATCGCGGATCAGAAGTTGAGGGCGGCGCGGGAAGCGATCCGGGTCCTTCGGGACCGGCTGGATATTGGGCGCTCCCTCAACTCCGCGATCCGCTCCGAGTGGTCGGCTCAACCGGCCGGGCAGGCGATGGCGGCGTGAACGGGTTCAGCAAGGCCCAGAAGATCGCCATCTCCGCCCGCGACCTCGGCTGCGTCATCCACGGCGCGGGCGGGGACTGCGTCGGGGATCTACTCCACCACCACCGGAAGGGCCGCGGCGCCGGCGGGGTGAAGTCCCGCAACCGTGTCGCGAACGGCCTGCTTGTCTGTGCCCGGTGGAACACTCTCGTTGAGGCCATGCCGGATCTCGCCGCCCATGCGCGGAAGAACGGCTGGAAGCTTCGCACCGACCACGAGATCGACACCCTCCCCGTCTGGATCCCCAAACTCGGCCGGTTCGTCTATTTGAACGACGACGGCCACTACCTAGACATGTCCCACACCATCATCACTAGTCAGGAAGCAGCGTAAACATGAGCGACACCACCGTAGTAGGGAACATCGGCGAACCGACCCTCAAGTTCACCCCCAACGGCAAGGCGGTACTGGAGTTCTCCCTCGCCGAGAACCACTCCAAGAAGAACCAGCAGGGCGGCTGGGAAGACGACGGCACCACGTGGCGCCGCGTTTCGATCTGGGACAAGAAGGCCGAAGCGCTGGCCGAGGTGTTGAAGAAGGGCGACCGCGTCCTGGTTACGGGGCAGGAGCGCCTCCGCGAATGGGAGGGCAAGGACGGCGCGGCCGGCAAGACGCTGGAGCTGAACGCTCGCGACGTCGGGGTAATCCCTCGCGCACAGCCGAATAATGGCGGCGGCCAGTCGCAGGGTGGCTGGGGCAACCAGCAGACGGCTCAGTCTGACCCGTGGGGGAACGGCGGCGCGGACAGCTCTCCCCCGTTCTAAACACGCCACCCAACTGTAGGGAAGAGTGCGGAACTTAGGGTAAAATTAGAACGTGGCTCACCGGTGTTTGCACCACCGGTGAGCCACTAACCCTGAATCGCTCTAACCGATAGGAGGGCTCCATGAATGGTACCCGCAACCGCACCGCACGACGCCCCAGTAAGCCGTTCGACATCCCTGCACGAGTAGCAGCCAGGGCCGCCGAACGGTTTTTTCTTGCAACTGACACGGGCTGCCACATCAGCACCTACTCAGTGGGTAGCCACGGATACGCGCAGATCGGCTGGAACGATCCTGGCATTCGGCAGGTGGTCGGCGCTCACCGCGCCGCATGGGTCGACACCCATGGCCAGATTCCAGCCGGGATGACCATCGATCACACCTGCAAGGAGAAGCGCTGCGTCCGGGTCGATCACCTTCGGATGCTGGACAACTACGAGAACGGCCGGCGAACCGACGGGCGGGACTGGCCGCTGGGGCAGTGCGCCAACGGCCACCCGAACTCCGAACTTGTCCTCGTCGGGAATGGGGCGAAGACGCCGCGGCTCCGGTGCTCGAAGTGCCGGGCCGTCCACAGCGCCCGCTATGAGGCGAAGCGCAAGGCCCGCGCCGCCGCCTGACCCTCGCGTCACCCTGGGACCCGTTCGGCTTCGGCCGGGCGGGTCCTTTCGCGTATTGGGGATGACTAGGTAACTTGATCCAAGAAACGAGTACCGACACGCCAAATAAACACGTAGTCAGTGCGTAACTCTAGGGAACACTCGGGTACACTTGTACTCGTAAGCAAACAAAAAGACCCGCCGGTGCTGTAACACCTGACGGGCCCAACCATTACTAAGGGGAATGGTTCTGAATGAACACTAACCGTAATTCCGTCGCGCCCGCAATAGCGGGGCCCGAAGATTCTCTCACCATCCTGCGTGACGTCTCTCACGTCTACGAGACGCTCAAGACGCTCCGCAAGCGGGCAGCCCGCGTCGCCCACGACGGCGGCGCCACGTACCAGGCACTCTCCGACGCCCTCGGCGTCAACCGCTCCAGCGCCTACAAGCTCGTCAACAAGGACGCAGCATGAGCGGCCTGACAGTCTCGGACTTCTTCTGCGGCGCCGGCGGATCCAGCTCCGGCATCATGCAAGTCCCCGGCCTCCACGTGAAGCTTGCACTGAACCACTGGGAACGCGCCATTGAGACGCACGGATACAACCACCCGGACACTGACCACGCCTGCGCCGACATCGCGCACATCCGGCCGGAGTACACCCCCCGGACAAACCTGCTGTGGGCGTCCCCCGAGTGCACGAACTTCACGGTGGCCAAGGGCGTGAAGCGTGAGCAGTGGGACGGGCAAGACTCCCTCTTCACCGATGGGCTCCCTGACGAAGCCGCCCAGCGTTCCCGCGCCACTATGTACGACGTGCCCCGCTTCGCCGAAGTGCACCAGTACGAGGCCATCATGACCGAGAACGTCGTCGAGGTCACGGCCTGGAAGCCGTTCCGCGGCTGGCTGCAGTCCATGGGCGACCTCGGCTACGAGCACAAGATCATCAGCCTCAACTCCATGCACGCCCAGGCGTTCGGGCCCGGCGCCCCACAGTCCCGTGACCGCGTCTACATCGTGTTCTGGCGCAAAGGCAACAAGGCGCCGGACTTCGAGCGCCTCCGCCCGATGGCCGAGTGCGGGAAGCACGGCATGGTCCGCTGCATCCAGGCGTTCAAGGACCCCTCCAAGATCGTCGGGAAGTACCGGCAGCAGTACGTCTACCGGTGCCCGAACAGCAGCTGCCGCAACGCGGTCCTCGAGCCCGCAGTGAAGCCCGCGTCGGACGCGATCGACTGGAGCATCAAGGGCGCCCGTATCGGCGACCGGAAGAAGCCCTTGGCCGCGGCGACCATGCGGCAGATCGTGGAGGGCTTGAACCGCTACCCGCACGCGGCGAGCATCCTCACCCAGTTCTACGGCTCCCCGTCACCGAAGCCGACCACGGACCCGTACAGCACCTTCACCACCCGGGACCGGCACGGGCTCGTCGTCACCCTCCGATCGAATGCGGTGGCCACCCCGGCCAGCGAGAAGCCGTTCACGACGATCACGGCCGGCGGCAACCACCACGGGCTCATGACCTACACCGAGCAGGACGTCGCCGATGTCGCGTTCCGGATGATCCAGCCGCACGAGCAGATGTGGGGCATGGACTTCCCGAAGGACTACACCATCCTGGGCACGATGAAGGAACGCACCATGCAGGCCGGGAACGCCGTCACTCCCCCGGCGGCACGCGACCTCGCGAGCATCGTATCGGAGTCACTGGCGGTGGCAGCATGAGCGGCGCTATGGGATCACATCAGTCCGCACGCATGGAGACAGACGTGTGGCTGACTCCTCCGCACATCGTGGACGCGCTTGGTCCGTTCGACTTGGACCCTTGTTCCCCCATCGGGCGGCCATGGGACACGGCGGCGAAGCACTACACCGCAGAGGATGACGGGCTCAGTTTCGAGTGGGAGGGCCGCGTCTGGATGAACCCGCCGTACGGGGCGCAGGCCGCGACCTGGCTGGAACGCCTCGCAAAGCACAACGACGGTATCGCGCTCGTGTTCGCCCGGACCGAGACGCGCATGTTCTTCGACTGGGTGTGGCCGCACGCATCGGCCATGTTGTTCATCGAGGGCCGGCTGCACTTCCATCGCCCCGACGGCACTCGCGCCAAAGCCAACAGCGGCGCTCCGTCTGTGCTCATCGCGTACGGTGACACCGCCGCCCGCCGCCTCATCAACTCCGGGATTGCCGGCGCCCGCGTCGACCTTCGGAGGGCAGCGTAATGGCCTACGTCTACAGGGGCACCCAGCGGGACGTCACTCCGTCCATCGCGTTGGCTCCGGCGCCGGCGGTCATCGAAAAGCCCGTCCGAGGTAAGCCGGGTCCGAGGCCGAAGCCGCTCGTGTTCGACCCGTCTAAATGCGGGAGCCAGAAGGGCTACAAGCAGCACAGGCGCCATGGACAGGAGGCCTGCGTCGCGTGCAAGGCAGGAAACGCCGCCTACCACCGGGAGTGGACCAGGGCCCGGCAGGTCCCCAAGGCCGAGCGCCCCGTCGGTGTCTATGACCCGGAGTTCTGCGGCTCGCACAAGGGCTACAACCGGCACCAGCGCCGCAACACCACGCCCTGCACCCCGTGCCGGGCCGGCCACAACGAACACATGCGCGAATACAAAGCTTCACGAAAGGCGGCCGCCTGATGCCGTGGTTCAAAGTAGATGACGGGTTCCATGGGCACCCGAAGGTTGTTGAGCTCTCCCTCGAATCCGTCGGGGTGTGGACGCTGGCGGGGTCGTGGTGCGCCGCGTACCTCACGGACGGGGAGATCGGCCTCAAGTCCATTCAGCGGCTCGGAGGCAGTCAGGAGCAGGCCATGGAGCTCGTCTACGCGGGCCTGTGGCTGGAGCCGGAGCCCGGGCTGTACCAGTTCAAGGACTGGGCGGATTACCAGCCGCTCAAGTCCGCTGTGGAGGCGGAAAGGGACGCGGCGCGGGATCGGATGCAGAAGGTCCGGGCGCAGAAGAAGGGACGCAGCGGTTCGGAGAATGTTCGCCCGAACAACTCCGGAACGTTCGGAGGAACTTCGGAAGAAGTTCGCCTTACCCCGACCCATCCCATCCCGTCCCTTCCCATAACTACTACTCCCCCGCCTGACGGCGCGGCCGAGTTCGACCAGTGGTACTCGGCCTATCCGAGGAAGGTCGACAAGGGCCATGCCCGGACGGCGTTCAAGGCAGCCAGGAAAAAGGCAAGCCAAGACGTCCTCATGGCCGCCGTTCACCGCTTCGCCACCGAGTCCCGCGGGACTGATGCGAAGTACCTCGCCTACCCGGCCACCTGGCTGAACGGCGAGCGCTGGGAAGACACCGCACCGGCACAGACAGTCATCGCGGGCCCGTGGTCCAAGGACTTCCACAAGAACGGAACACACTCATGAATGACACGATGGCACCCCCGCAGGACGTCGAGGCGGAACGCTCCACCCTCGGCGCGATGATGCTCTCCCGCGAGGTCATCCAGGACGTCACGGACCTCGTCACGGGCCCGGACTTCTACCGGCCGGCGCACGAGACAATCTTCCGGACCATCCTCGAGCTGCACGGCCGGCACGAACCGGTGGATGTGGTGACCGTGTCCAATGCCCTCTCCCGCGACGGGGACGTGGAGAGGGTGGGCGGCATCGCGTACCTGCACGATCTCGCCCAGGGCTGCCCCACGCCGTCCGCGGGAGGGTATTACGCGGGCATCGTGGCGCGGCAGGCGGTCCGCCGGCGGCTGCTGTCCGCGGCGCACAAGATCGGGCAGCTCGCGCACCAGCCCGGGGACGAGTCGGAGCTCGTGGAGTTCGCCCGGAAGGAGGTCGATTCGACCTCCAAGGCGACGACGTCGACGGTGCAGTCCTTCGGCGAAACGATCGACACCATGCTCGGGCTGCTGGATGAGAAGCCGGACTACATCCCCACCCCGTGGAACGCCGTGAACGAGATCATCGGCGGCCTCCGCCCCGGTGGCCTGTACGTCGTCGGCGCCCGCCCCTCAGTCGGCAAGTCGGTGGTTGCCCTGCAGCTGGCCAAGGCCATGACGGCGCGGGGCGCGGTCGCGTTCTCCTCGCTGGAAATGTCCGAGGCCGACGTGCAGATGCGCGCCGTGTCCGCGGACCTCCGGATCAACCTGAAGAACCTGATCGAGAGGGACCTGACGGCCGGGGACTGGGAGAAGATCCGCGGCCGCCGCGCCGCCTGGGAGCACGTGCCGCTGTTCGTGGATGACAACTCCGGGGTGACCATCACGGACATCAAACGCTTCGCCCGATCCGTGAACCGCCGCAAGCCCCTCGCCGGGCTCGTCGTCGACTACCTGCAGCTCATGTCTCAGCCGCCCGGGGATAACCGTCCCCGGCACGAGTTCGTCTCGGACATGTCCCGGCAACTGAAGATCCTGGCCATGGAGATGCGGATCCCCGTCGTGGCCCTGTCCCAGCTCAACCGTGGCTCGACTCAGCGGGAGGACAAGATGCCCACGATCTCGGACCTTCGGGAGTCGGGGTCGATCGAGCAGGACGCCGACGTCGTGATCCTGTTGCACCGGGAGATCATGGGCGAGAAGCGCGGGGACCTGGCGATGCTGGTCGCGAAGAACCGCAACGGCGCGACCGACGTCGCGAATCTCGTATTTTGGGGACACTACTCGTCCGCCTACGACATCGGGACCATGCCCCGGACGATGGCGGCAGCATGAGCAACGTCCGAGACATGACGCCGGCGCAAGTCGCCCGGTTCTGGGGCAAGGGAACGCCTGATGGGGATTGTCTGGTCTGGTCCGGCTACCGGACCGCAAAGGGCTACGGCAAGGTCAACATCCGCGGCGTGGCTATGCGCGCTCACCGGGTCGCCTACGAACTCGCCTACGGGGAGATCCAAGGCGGCGGGCAAGTAGACCATAGGTGCCATAACCCGTCTTGCATTTCGGCGGCACACCTCCGCCTGACGACCCAGAAGCAGAACCAGGAGAACCGCCGCGGACCCGTTCGGAGCAACCGCTCGGGAGCCCGCGGCGTCGTCCAGCACTCCGGCCGGTGGGTCGCACGGGTCGGCCACAACGGGAAGCAGATCCACTTGGGAATGTTCGGCACGGTCGAGGAAGCCGAGGCTGCCGCCCTGGCCAAGCGCCTCGAACTGTTCACTCACAACGATGCGGATCGGGAGGCCGCCGCGTGAGGGAGTGGGTGATTGACCTGCCGTGGGCGACTCCACCGGTGAAGCCGAACGGCGGGTATTCGAACCGGTACGCGCACTCGGCGAAGGTCGCGCAGGCCCGGCAGGTCATGGGCCTGCTGGGCCGGGCGGCCGGCATCCCTCCCCTGGCCCGGTGCGAGGTGTTGCTGACCTGGCATGTCGGGGACCGGATCGCCCGGGACGCGGACAACCTTGTGTGGACGTTGAAGCCGCTGTGTGACGCTCTATCGTCCGGGAAGAAGCACACGGACCACCCGATCGTCCGGGACGATACGCCGGAGTTCATGGTGAAGCCGATGCCGGTGGTGGAGTTCGTGAAGGGCCAGAGGAAGCGCCTGAGTGTGCGGGTGCGGGAACTGGACACGCCGGAGATAGTGCCCGACTTTATGGAACACTAGGGAACTTTTGATGTAGGATTGAGGAACAAAGAAGAAGCCCCGGCGATGCGATCAACATCCCGGGGCCTGACGGAAGGTAAGTTCCGCAATGCCAAGTGTAGCAATCCCTGAGCTGGAGGCGCCGAAGCTGTACCGCTCACTCATCAAGGCCCGCCGTGACGCTGAGTCCGCCGACGCCAAGCTGGCCCAGTCCGCATCAGAAGCGGCCGAGGCCCGCGCCCATGTTGAAACCCTCGAAGCCGAGTACCGCGCCGTGAAGCGGGAGTGTGTCCAGTGAGCGGCCGCCAGCAGGCCCGGAACGCCTTGTTCGCCGCCGCCCTCCAAGCCCCTCAGCACCGGGACTACCCGAACCACGCCGCCTACGCGCAGGCGTTCGAGGCGTACCAGGCCGGGACCATGCAGCCCCTCCGCGAAAAGCTGGCCGCAGCATGAGCGCCTTCACGCTGGGCCAGCGCGTCCGCTATTCCGACCGGCTGGTTCGGGTGAGCATCCACCTCAACGGACCGCGCTCGGAGGACCTGCTGCAATCCGCGCTGGATCTCATGAGCATCCCGCGCAGCCGAGGCAGAACCACGCATCGGGGGCTCGACTGGAAGCTGTGGGTGCCGGAGTCATTCGCCCGGGAACACCTCCATCAGGGCCTGTCGATGATCCAGTTCTCCCGGTCCCCCGCATCGGGGGAAGGGTTCATCACCCAGCGTGCCACTCTCCAGCAGGGCGGCACGTCGATCGAAGGCTATGACGAGCCCGCCGTATGGCTGGATCACGGCACCACCCGCGCCTACAAGGTCGCCTTCGACATCAACCGCAAGCCCGTCCACGTACTGCCCGAGCACATCACCGCAATCGAGGCCACGGCGTGAGGGCGGCACGGTGGACGTTCCGCCGCCGCCTCGCCTGCATCTTCGGTGAGCAACTGACCCCCGGCCGGCACCTGCAATGGCGGGTGAGGGCATGAGCGGGCGATCGAAGACAGCCGTGCATTGGATGTCCGAAGGCGAGGCCCTGGTCCGCGGGACCACCGACCCAGTCAGGGCCCTTGGCCTCGCGATGAGCGAGACGAGTAACGGCGGTTGGTCATGGGAAGACGCCTTCGATCGCCACCCCGACCAGGACCCGGACTACTGCCCCGGCGCCGAGCACGCGCACGCATCTGACGCCGCTGCCTTCTGCTTCGCCCGCCTCGACCCCAAGAACCACCGAGTCGGGTGGTTCCGGATCAACCCCGTCGGCCCGGACCACCCAGAAGGTTGGAGCTGGCAGCTCGGCCACGAGACCGGGCCAGGCCGGGGCAACTTCCAAGCGGTGATCTTCGAATGAGCGACACCCATTGCCGGTGTTGGACGGAACCGGCCCGGGCACATGCCGGGCACTGCTGCATGGCCACCGCAGGGCAGACCTGCCACGAAACGACCGGGCTGACCGCCCACCAGGAAGGAACACGATGAGCGACTACCGACAGCGCATCGCTGACAAACTCGAAGAGGCATGGCAGAACGGCGAGATCTCCCACCGGGACGCCTGCGAAGAGCTGGCTGAACTGGACGGCGAACGATGACCACCACTGACCAGACCCCTGAGCCTGGGGAAGAGGCAACCAAGCGCTGGTCCATCGAGGATGACCCGGGCGACGTCACCCGGTTTACGCTCACGGATCCCGAGGCCGCTAAGTACCGGCTCGAATTCTCCAGCCCGGGCGAGCCGCTGCTCAAACTGACCCGGACGCCAGACGGCAAGGTCCACGCCGAGTACGACCCGGGCAACGTCACTGCCGCCGCGCAGGCGCTCATCAACGAGCTCGCCCGGATCCAGCAACCGATACCGCTGCCGGTGCCCACCACTGACGGGCTCGCCGCCATCGAAGCACGCCTCCGGGCTGACAAGGTCCACGACTTGGGCACCGACCAGTGTGTCCGGGACCGTGACGCCCTCCTCGCCATGGTGCGGGAACAACGGGCCCGGCTCGACGCGGTGAAGGACCTGGCTGAGTACTGGGAACGCACGCCGGCCCTACGCCGAGTGTCAGCAGCATCCAAAATCCGTGCCGCGCTCACCGCAACGGAGGGGCTGTAGTGGCGGGCATCATCAAGCAGAAGTGTCCATTCTGCGACGAAATGCTCGACTACGAGGTCACCAGCACGGAGGGCTCCAAGAACGAGCGTGGCGGTGTCAGCTACAACGTCAACGCCCAGGCCACCCCCGACTCCACAGCGCACGTGTGGACCCACGCACCCCAGGAGCTCTCATGAGCGACGTCATCGACGTGATGTACAGGCTCCGCAACATGGCCGGCGCCGCAGCGGACGACCTCCGAACCGCCATCGCGGAAGCGCAGGCAGTCCTCGACAAGCTCGACCGGTTCGCCGACGACGCAGAGGACGGCGCCCAACTCATGGCCGCATCCGACCTCGCCCCGAACAGTCACGCACTCATCCCGGAACGCTCCGGCCTGGCACGGAAGGAGCCGTTCGCACCATTTCCCGAGCACCTCCTCGCTGAGGACCACAACGCAGACCCGATCTGTCTCTGCGGATGGAACCCAGCGCACCATCGGAAGAATATCGGCGACCGAGAACACGGCCGCCAGTTGGTTAGGGAGCACATTCGGCAGAACACGCCCGCGCCACCCCGGACCACCGATGCCTGAGTGTGAGGCGGAGCGCCGGAACCTGCAGGCCCTGTTCGAGATGGAACTCGACTGGGGCTCCGGGAAGTTCGACTACGCCAAGATCCGGGGCATCCTCACCGGGAAAGCGACCGAGACATGCGAAAGCGCCCACCCTGTGACGGATGGGCGCCCCAGCAATGCGGCCTAGTCCCCGGTGTAGTAGTCCGGGTGCAGCTGGTGCAGCCGAGTGCCGGCCATCGGGATCTTCTTCACGAACACGTGAGTTCCGACGGGCTCCGCACCGGTGCCCTCGCCAAGCTCCCACACTTCCTCAACCTCGAACACGCCCTTCACGTGCTCGTAGGGGTAAAGCCGGTCGCCGACGCGGGGAATGTACAGGGTTTCCTCGTCCTGCCAGCCTTCGCCCTGGTCGGGGTGGAAATTTACGATGTACCTCGGTGATTCAGTCATGGGTCAATCCTAATGAGAAGCCGCTGCCGCTCCCCCCGGAGCAGAACAAAGGTGAAGGCGGGTGAGAGTGGTGAAACTGGTGAATCTCTATTCAGGTTTCCGGCCCTAACCCTAAACGAACCGCCCACTATTCAGGGTTACCCGAACCGGAAACGACTGATTACTCCCAATCAACCGGGAACGGTTAGCTCCTGCCACTCAGTTCCTCCAGGACTTCACTGATGGGGCGCTGGGAGACCACGCCGGTCCTAGGGTGAGTCACCGAAACCCCGGGCGTGTCTATAAAGTCCCTTGGTGCGATGGAGTAGCGACGCTGCTTACCCAGGCGCGTCGGCGGCTCCGTCCAAACAAGCTCAATCTTGGCCGTGTCCCAGGCGTCCAGGTCCATCTCTATCCAGACTCCAATGACCGCCCCCGGCGGCATGAACGAGTGAGTTGACATGCCTTGCGTCTCTTTGGAGGAAAATCCAGCCTTGCAGTTATCTGTTTGCAGGTGAACCCGAAAGGCGCCCCCGTCGCCCACGTTCGAAAGTTTCCCTTGGACGCGAAACCCGTCCTCGGCGCCGTAGGGGTCGCGCAGCGAGGCGCTGCCCATCATGTCCACAGCCCAATCCGCCTCTGGCCGGCTACGGTGCTTGGCAATGGCGTTGACGCCCAGAGTGATTAGCGATCCGACAGCGACCGATAAAGGCACCATCGCTGCCATCGCCACCCAAAACAATTCGCTGCCAAGCAGGTCGTTGATGTTCACATCCATCGGCCATGTCCCCCCTGTTTAAGTATTCGTTGTTATGACAACGATAGCGAGCAGTGACGACGCAAATATCCCCGGCCGGACGGGACGACACACACGAATATGAGGAACACTAGGGAACTTCCTGTTAAACTTGCGCTATGGACGAATGCGGCGCGTGCACTGGGGAAACGAACGTCAAGCTCTGCCACGACCACACCACGAGGATTGAGCAGGACCTCGCCGAAACGGACAACGTCATCGGCGAACTGCGGGTCACCATGGCGAGGATGGACAAAGGCGCGGCCAGCATCGGGGGCGGGGGCCCGGCCGGCTCCCGCCCACCGATCAATCTGGACGCCCTCGACCGGTACGAGCAGCTCCGCGAAGTCCTCACCGGCTGGGCGTCTCAGCTCGAGGGCCGGGCGTACCTCGTCCTCGTCCGCACCGAAGACGTCGCCTCCTACCTGCTGGCAAACATCGAGAAGGTCCGCCTCGCCGAATGGGCGTACGAGCTCCTCGACGAACTTTCCCAGGCGATGACCGCAGCGCGCCGGGCCACAGACCGGGCCGCCGACAAGATCAGCCTCGGCATCTGCGGTGCCGTGTTCGAAGAGATCCGCTGCACCGACACCGTCACCGCCATCACCGGTGCGACCATGGCCCGCTGCCGGACCTGCGGGACCACCCGCAACGTCAAAGACCACCAGGACGACCTCCTCGGCAAGGCCTGGCACGTCCGCGCATCACTCCCCCGCCTTTACCGTGCACTCCGGGAAGGCGGACACCTCCCCGGCGTCTCCCAGAAGCGGGTAGAGAAATGGGTGGAGCGCCGCAAACTATCCCCCGTCATCCCCTTCAAGGCCCAGTACACCGCGGCCGCCATCATGGATGCGTACTGGGCGGCGGAGAAGTACAACGCTGAGATGGCCGCCCATATTGAGCAGAAGACGCGACTCGCAGAAGTTGCGTAGAGTTCCTTGCTTTTCCGTAGGGGTGGGGGTAAGGTTTTCTTAGAGTGCGATTAGTGGCTGAGAAACCGGCCCCGCACGCAACTTGAAGCCCCGCCAGTGTCCCCCAGACCGGCG